GATGTGCAATTCTATCATAGTCTTCACCCAAACGCTTAGCGAGTTTGTCGCTACCTTTGGAGATTGCACGGGAGGTCTTACCAACTGCTTTCTTCAGTCCTTTCTTTACGAGAGAACCTACTGCTTTCAGAGCACCACCAACAGCCTTACGGGTAGAACCGCTGCTAGATGATTTAGACTTAAGACGCTCTCTTGCTTCAGAACCTGCGTCTCTTTCCCCGCCACCATCAGAGGAGGAAGAACTGCTGCTACCTCTTGTTTTTGCAAGCAGTGCATCTAACTTACCACCTGTACCATCGTCATCACTCTTAGATGTTTCTTTCTTCTTCTCGGGACGTGCCATTGCTTTTGCTTTCTGCTTTGCCTTAGCAGCAGAGAACTCACCAGCAACTTTACCAGCAGTAGAAACTGCTTTCTTGCCTACTGCCTTAACACCTTTCTTGACCATAGAACCTGCCTTCTTAGCGGCAGACTTCATACGCTCAACACGAGAAGGACGGTTTGCTTTTGCTGCTGCCTTTGAAGATTTAACAGCAGAATCGTAATACTTGTCGCTTACCTCAGTGATAACTTCAACACCCTCAAGGTGCTCACAGATTTCAAGGAGATCCTCTTCATCAACAGCGAGTTCATGAATCGCTTCAACGAAGAAATCAATCAGTTCTTGATCTGTTGCTTCATCAATTTCTACCATGTCAGCAATCTCTTCATCACTGAAGTAGAATGCTTCGTTCTTAGCGCCTGACTTGTGACGAGTTACGCCTGCAGAATCAACGTACGTCTCTTTCTCCCTTCTAGGAGTTACATAACCAACGCCAGGAACTACACCAGTCTTACCAGCATCGCGGGCAGCGTTTCTTGCTGCTGCTCTTTGTGCCGCTCTCTTGCGGTTGCGATCGTAAGAACTCATTGCTTCATCAAGTTCTTCCTCTTCCTTCATGTGATCAGCGGCTTTGTAACGCTTATCACCTGCTTTGAATTTCTGATAGGCAGGAGTGTTTGCTTTCTTGTCAGCGTTAGTGACAGTCATGCGACTGTCTTCAGACTTTTTTGGCGTCCCTCCGTAGACTGCCTCCTCTACTTCTTCTCCATCATGCTCGATGATGTTACCGTCAGCATCTTTTTGGTGATGTTCTTTCTTCATCGCTTTGGCAATTGCCTTACGACGCTTCATAAGATACTGGTCAGATGAATCCTTGTCGCCATCATTATCGACATCCCCATCTTCTTTTCCAACGGGATCTAATTTCTTTTTCTCATACATCTGCACTTGCTTGAGTGCATCTGACATGTCAGGTAATTCGTTTAAATTCATCTTACTTGGTAACCTTGTCCTTTTTATTTATCTTACGAATGAATTCACCTGGTGTCATTTTTCTATAATAAGATGCAATCTTATCTGTTCCAACTTCACCAGCAGGTGTAAACTCAAATCCGAATACTGAATTCTTTCTTTCAACTAAATCTTTTAACCATGAACGGAAGATGTTATCCGACTCATCAACATAGATAACGTAATTAGCACCACGACTAACTACCTTACCAACAACACCTGTATTAATATTTTCAACAAAGGTGCCTACTTCAAACATACCACCGTCAAAGTATGCTTCTCTTAGACCAATGGGATCTAACTTAGGAGCAATCTCATAAACAAAGTACGATGCCTCTGCAAAATCATCTAATGATTCTTGAACTTGCATTGACTGTCTTAGTGTAAGATACAATGCTTCTCTATCTTTTTTAGATAGTGATTTAGGGATACCCTTATCAAAAGAATCAAAGTCATCTTCTACTGCTGCTTTACGCATCTTAGATGCTGACATACCTTCTACACCCTCAGCATCAGGATCACGTCCACCTGCAGATGTTACTTTGATTTCGTCGAATGTATATAAGTCTCCGTTGTATTTTTGTGCGAGTGAATTGAACTCAGACACCCTGTCACCACCCACCACAATATTAACTGAACTATACCCGTCTTCATCGAGGGCACTGAGAACATCAAAAATAGTACGCATATCATCATTATCGATAATTGCGTTCGCGTGATCTGGATATGCCAACCGCATAAATTTAATTTTAGTCCCTGCGTCAAGGGGATTCTTCTTAGGATCCTCCGACCTTGAGGGGTATATTCTATACTCTCCTCCACTGGATTTTGCCTCTTTTGCTACTTTTGATAGAAGCTTCTCGTGCCCAACAGTAGGTGGATTAAATCTTCCAAATGTAATAGATATTGCACCTTGATCGACCTTACCTTCGCCTCCCTCAGTTTCTTCTCCTCCATTTTGCTGAGGTACCTCCGTGTCTTTTGCTGTAACTTTTACAAGCTTTCCATCCTTACTCATATGGGTTACATTCCCCGAAGGGTCTGCGTATCTACCGTAACCAATATGAGTGAGTTTTAATTTTTCCGCTGCTTTAGCAGCAAACGATCTTTGGGCTTCTGTTAGGAAAGCACTAAATTTTTTCATTCGTCCAATTTTTACTAAGATTGAAGTTTGCTTTACTAAAAGTCAGTCTATCTACAATTTTGTAGGGGTTATCTGAAACAGTGACAAATCCTTCATGTTCTGAGGGTTGTCCATCTATGTAGCATTTCACAGTTCCATCAACAAAGATACTCTTAAGTAGATTTTGCTTCAGTTGGAAGATCATATGCCATACTTTAAAAGTGGTCACGTTGACTTCACACTTATATTTATCAGGAAGCGTACAGTAGAGTAATTCTGCTGAAGGAATGTCCACTCCTGTGCGGAAAAATTTATTGATATGTTTCTGAATATACGGACGTGCCTTTGCACTAGGAACTTTGACCCTAGGCAATCTGCTCAAGAACTGAATCCAATTGAATCGAGGATTCTTAGTTACAGAAGCATGTGCCTCTTCATATCCTACAAAGTGAGTGCCCAATGCAGACAGTAGATTGACGCCGCCACGCCCATCAGCAGTCGGAGAAACTTCGGTATAAGAAGTGTGTGGAGCAAGGATAATATCACGATCGATCGGACTGGAGAAACGATACTCCAGAGTGTTAGGGCGATAAACAGAACCTCCGCCGACACCGATGAAGTCAGCTTGGACAATTCCACTGATACGAGGAAGATGACGAAGGCATAAGCGAAGAATGTCCGCAACGTTGCCTTTGTAATATTCGTCAATATCCGCCTGAGTATAACAGATCTTGACTTTGACTTTATTGAAAACGGATTTTGTTCCGACGAAGAACTGGCCATTGGCAGGATTGGTTCCGAATACGATAGCAGGAGCACCGTCCCATTTGACACTCAGTTTAGGTTTGTTGAGTGCAGACCAGACAGCATCCAACACTTCCTTACGACCACTGAAGACTAGATCCTCAAGGTGCTCAAGGTGCTTGTTGGGCAAGGTGTGTTCCTCATCTGTTTCCCATATTATAGCACACCCACATGCAGAGCGGGGACGGCACTGTGCCACTTTGTAATCTGTCACTCCATCTTCATGTATGGGGCAGAATACTGAGACTGACTGGACGCATATAAGAACAAGTCTTCACATACCTGATTTCTCTTGTTAGCAGGTTTTAAATTCTTGATGATTGATAGCAACTGTACAACCTGAAGTTTAGAGTATCTCCACTTATTAGATTTACCTTTGATGAGTAAAACATAATCTTTTGCTTTACCTGTTTTATATGCACCCAACTCTAACATACCCATTGCAATCTGAGTTGCAACAGAATCATCATTCCTCTTAGCATCTGCTGCTGCCCCTGCTTTAACTTGTGTAACTCCATGATTCCTGAGGATCAAATTGATAGGACCATATGAAATCTTTCCTTGGTTTGCAGATGCACCTTTGATTTCTCCTTGCCAACCTGTAAGAGATGTTTCTCCTCCAAAACTTCTAAACTGAATCTTTGCCTGACCAGTTCCAACTTTAACTTTTAGATATCCATCCATTGAATCAGGACTTAATTCAAATCCATCATATGTAACTGTAGGTGCAGTTCCAGACTGATTCATTGGTTTCAGTCTAGCACTACTTCCAGTAATTTTCTTTAAGGATACACCAATTAATCTACCTGCATCAAGTTCCTGTCTCATGCAAGCGTTCAATCCAAGAATAGTTTTTTCGGATGCAATACATCCAATGTCAAAATCTTTACGCACAAGATAGATGTCTGCAGGAGACCATTTGTTAAGGTCCATCCTCACACCTTCTGCTCGTTTAATTCTTTTAAAGTGTCCTTCTATTTCATTTACTACAGGTGAACCTCTATGAAAGGTATAGTCACCCTTTCTGTAAGTATCATATAGTTTCTTAGCACCTGTTAAGCAAGAATTAATCCAGTCATCAGGAAGATCATTACACATTGCTCTGTAATTTTCATCCGTAAGTGTTTTATCTTTTACTTTTGGATCATTGAAACTTTCACAAGTCACATCCGAATTATCAATCTTACCACTATTCTTCCAAGCAAGAGCAGCGTACATACACTGTGCTGATTCAGATAACTTTGTTAGTGCTGCACCTGCACCAGAACCGCCACCACCTTTCTGCTTGTAAATTAATCTAATTTTATATTTACCTTCAGTATCATCAATTGGAATCTCAGTTACAGCAAAAGAGGACTCGGACTTGACAACTGTAGTGTCAAACCGAACCCCCTTTGCTTTTAATTTTTGGTGTACCTCTCCCTGAACTTCTGAACGTTCTTTAGAGATGACACGCATTTTTTGCATTGTCTTACTCTCTTGAACTTGTTCTACTTCAGTGTCCTGAAGAGCATCGTTTATTGCCAGAAATACTTCAGCGGGAGAGTTTGCCATTTATCTATACACTTCTAGTTGAAGGTATTTAGGTTGTGCCATACAGTTTCAATGTGCATATTACCTTTGAAATAACCAGCAACGATTACACTAAGAGTCGCTAGGATGCATCCTAGGAACATCAAGATAGGAACCATCGGGTCCTTTAGGGAGTTCGATTTCGATGATGTATCGATAGGTTCGCTTTCCTTGGTAGTCAAGGGTTTCGGTGCTGTACCATTTTCCATCAAGTAGTGCCGCTACGCTGTTCAGAAGATTCTTTGCTATCGACAGATTCGCGAACTGTCTCCACTGGTTGTTTGAGGTGGTGGGCGAGTCGTTCAGGGTCATCGTTTACTGAGGGGAGAAATGGATCACGAGATTTGTTTTTGATTACAATGAATGCGTCTTTATTATATTTTACTGTTCCTCTCTTTGGTGCCCACTTTGTACCTGCACCATCAATCATGTAAACAGATGAACCAGCAATTTCTACAGCAACATCGTCACCATATTCCCATCCAAGTTTTTCAAGAGCAATGGCGAGTTCACCAAGCATCTTACCAGGATACATCATATTCTCTTCATCCATTACATTTTCTTCTGGATCAAGTTTACCAATCATACGTCTCCTTCTTTACGGTTTTCAGAATAGTGGACATCAAACTCATCACCAGGATATCGTGCTTTGAGTTTTTCAACATTCATCTCAATGATTTCATCAAGGTCAGTGCCAAGTCCCATACATGCTTGCATAACATACCACATGATGTCACCCAGTTCACGTTTCAAATGAAACAGATTATCTTCGTTGACAGGTTTGCCTTGGAAGACAATCTTCTTTACAACCTCAGTGAATTCACCTGCTTCAGCAGACATACCTACAGCAGCAGTAAGCAGTCGCTCGGAAGGAAATCCTTGACCTTCAAGTTCTTGAATACGATAAACGAATGCCTCGTGTTCTTTACTTTGCCGCGACGTAACCGCATCGACGAATGCTGCATACTTAATTGGATCAATCATACTTTAGTTCTTGGAATGTTTTCTTTGCTGTAAATCGTTTGACCAGATCAACCTTCTCTTCTTCTTGACCAGAATTGACAAGATCTTCCTGAGCAGACTCCTCAACATCATACAACCTCATCTTCGCTCTGTCAATACCCAAACAAAAACGTTTGTTCACATTGAGATCGTTGTATCGATTCTTGAGTTGCTTCACCATGATCTGATTCATGCCCTCAAGCTCCTCCGTGCTAATAAGGGCAAACATAAGATCAGCAGTAGCAGGGAGACC